TGTTCCTGCGAGTGGAAGATAAAATGTATTTATTAAATTTCCATTTAAATCATATATAAAAAAACCGTTTACGTTAGGATTTGAGACACTATCATAATTAATAAAACTAATATATATATAATTATTATTACAATAAATAGTGCTACCAAATACACCATCTTGAGTGTTTGTATCTTTGGGTGTTGTTGGATTTGTTATAGTAAATCTATAATTTAAATTTTCATCAAATACAAAAACTTTTCCATAACTTCCATTATTATTTTGTCTTCCATATGTCGAGCTTGATTCACTCATCAAAATACAATTATTTTTTATAATTATATTATTATTCCAAGTTTGAGATGGATATCCTGTCCATAAAAATAAAGGTCCATCAAAAGAAGATATAGTTACTTTTTTTATTAAACTGCCATTTATATTATAAAAATACAATGAAGGTGTTTCAAGTTCTGGATCATTTCTATATAATATTATTTTATTATTACCTATTCCTCCTGTAAATCCAAAATTTTCTTTATTTGGAGTAACAATTCTTCTACCATACGTTAAAGACCTAGTATCAGGATTGTCTGGTTCTAAAGTGTATAATAAATTTCCTGAAAAATCAAAAGCTTTTATATAACGTGATCTATATGTTGGAGATCCAGAGTTTGGTATCAAACAATAATATATAGCCAATATAAAATTATCATATATTTGAAAAAAAGGATAAAAATTTGAAGTAACACCTAATGTTGTATCAACAATTACAGGAAATTTTTTAGAAAGTATTAAATTGCCTTTATCGTCATATAATTCAATATAAGGAGATATATTATATATAGTATAATTTCCTTTAAGTGTTCCATAACCCACATCATATGTAACTGATCCGTCATAACTGACAACTCCTAAATGAGGATATGGTATTAATGTGTATCCTTGATAAAAAACTTCCTTATCAAATGGAAGATTTTCATAATCATTTAAATTTATATATTGATCTATTACTTTTAAAAAAGAATTTGATGATGTAACAGAAGGTAATAAATTATAGATACTCATAATTCATTAAGATAACCCTCCGCCCGCTATAACAAAAGTGTTTGTTGCAACACAAAGAATAGTGGCCAAACCTTTTTGAGCTAATGTTCTATTTCCTGTAGTGTTTGTACCAATTTGATACATTGTTACTCCCGAACCTTGTGTTATAGTTATATCTGAAGTCGAACTATTGTAAATAGTTATATTATGTCCTATTGAAAAAATATTAGCAGGAATAGTAACTCCTGATGCAGTAGATATAAATTTACCATGATCTGATAATTGTAATGTATATGTTGATGCTTGAACATTTATTGGTATTAATCTAACTTCTCCTTTATTATCAGTTATAGTAGTTCCTACAATTGTATTTGGTGTAATATCTCCAATTACAGGAGGAGAACTAAATGCTGATTGATTATTAATCGTTATCAAATTAGCATTTAATGTATTTACATTTAAATTTTTTGTAGTTGTATTACCATTTCCTAAAACTCTATCAATTGTTGTGTCTTGATATAAATCACGGATATTTTCATCCATTTCATCATAAGTTAAAGCTGTACCTTTTATATTTCTTTTGACTATTGTCATTCCGTATTATCTCCATTATCATTATAGTAAATGCCAATATAACTTTTAAAAGCGTTACCAACTATGCCTGGATTTTGATCAAAATAACCAAAAGCAGCATATTCAAAACGTTCAGTTTCTGCTTTTGTTGGTTGAGATGTAAAAGTATAACCTGATGTATCTAATTGTGCCATATTATCCTGCAAATACGTTTGTTGAACCTGTAGATGCTTTAGTTGGTGCATATCCTTCGTGACCAGCAGTTGCATCGCCTTCTCTATGAACACCTATGCCATTTATAAACACAGTTTCACTTCCTTCTGACGCAGGATCTTTACAAGCACATAAATCACCAATTCTAACAGCAGATTTTCCATTTACAAATACATTTTCTGATCCTATTTTGTAAGGAGTCTGATGATATGGAACTTTTGCCTTAGCATGCCCGATATGTTTGTCTAATTCTACTCTAACAATTCCCGGCATTTGTTTTTTATCTTCCTTGGCCTCTATACTTCTTAAAACTTCTTCTTTTATGTTTGTTCATCATACATTTACTGTGGAATCCACGGCCAATGCTTGTTCTTTTTGGTTTACTTACTTTTTTTGATGCGTTTGTGTTTCCTGCTACTTTTCTTGCCATAATTTTTTGCCTTTTTTAGTTTTTTCGAATCAATATCATCAATCATAAACGATAAATCATCAATTTTGTCAAAATCAATCATATATTTACTATTTATACCGATTTTTGTTGTTGTATTTTTACAACATTGATTTAAGTTACTGATTTTGTTGCCTTATTTCTTTAAAAAAATGCCTTTTTCGCTTGTTTTAAGTAAAAATACAGTGTATATTATACCTATATGAAAATAAAACAACTAATAAAAATGGTAAAAGCAGATACCAAGAAGTTTTTGAAGTCAAAAGACGGAAAAAACTATATTCAATTGATTAAAAAAGAAAATGGTATTGAACACTTAATGTATGTGAAAGGAGTTAACTAAATGTTTACAAAAGATGATATAAAAGCTCTAGTTTACGCTGGTATTTTTATTGCAGCTGCTTATGGTTCAATATATGGTTTCTATTATTTCTCCAAATGGTTAGGAATCTACGAACAATTTAAAATATGAAATCGGATATAATACTAAAATGGATTGCTACTGTAATATTGATCATAGGTAGTGTTGTAAATTCTTTAGGTTATTACCCAGCAGGACCTATTGTTCTTATTACAGGAAGTGCTATTTGGTTAATAGTAAGTTTTATGTGGAAAGAATCAGCATTAATTATTACAAACGGAGCATTAGTGATTGTAAGTTCTGTTGCATTGTTATATCATATCTATGGATAAACCAGAAATTATTGACATCAACTATGTTGGTGTATTTGGTAAATGTTACCTTGTCAAGTATAAAGGTTTTTCTAACGTAATATTAAAAGAGGACATAAAAGATTGGTGTAAAGAGGTTGACAATTTAAACAATTCCTGATAGAATAAATAAAGATATGGAAGAAAAATATCTTTATTTGAGTTTATTATTAGCGCCTGTAATTGCATTTTTATTATACAAATTAGGCCTAGAGTTATGGTGTTTGGCCTATGCGCTTATTCATTAAATTACTATTATTCATATTAGTAACTAATACTTCGTATTCACAATACACTTACGAAAATATTCCACAAATTACAATACAAGCATTTAGAACGGCGGAGGAACATCTTCCATTAACATATTCTTATGACGTTATAGAACCAAATGATATAAAATCATCATCAAGTTTAAATATAATTCAAAGCGGACCTAAACAACAATTTAGTAGTACCTTTACTCGTGGTACAAATTCTAATCATACATTATTTACTTTAAACGGTATTCCTATTAAAGATGCTAGTACACCTACGGGCAGCGATGATCTAACTCAACATAGTTTTTCTGGAGTTTCATCATTAGAAATTATAAAAGGTCCAATGAGTAGTATCTACGGACCAGATGCAATTGGTGGAGTTGTTAATATGGTAACACAACCAAATGATAAAAATTGGATTGATCTATCTTACGGTTCTAACAATACATGGAATGAAAAAATTAAATTAGGACAAACAATAGGCAAAACTATAATAGATTTTCAAGGTGAAAATGAAAGTAGTAAAAATATAAGTGTTTATCCTAATGGTTCTGAAAAAGATCCATATCATTTTAGAAACTATACATTTCAAACTCAATCACTATTAGATAGCGGTTACAATTTAAAATCAAATTTTATTAATCAAACTAATCATACTAATTTAGATGGCTTAGGAGAAGATACTCGTAACTATACAGGTTTATATAAATTTTCAAATCAATATCTATCATTACAAAATAAAGATAATGAATTAACGATTAATAATACCGATCATAATAGAGATTATAATAAAAATGGTGTTAAAGATACTTACGATAGTAATAACAAAACATTATTAACCAAAACAACTATTCATACGTTTGCTGATATTAGTGTAGGTTCAGAACATACATTCACTCATGGTAAATTTGATACTAACATAGATGATTATGTTTCTTCAGTAGATAAAAAAAGAGAAAATCATGCCTATTATACTAATGCAATCAAATTTTTATCTGATGATTTTTTTGTAACAGCAGGGGGCCGTTATGATATGCCTAGTAATTTTGATAATCAATTAACTGAAAGAGTTGGTGCATACTATAATGGATTTAGAACAAGTGTATCAACAGGTTATAAAATGCCTACGTTGTATGAAATGTACGGTAAAGACAATTATGGATTTTTAGGTAATTCAAAATTGATACCAGAAGAAAGTAATACATACGAAGTAGGTTACAAAAACAAAATTATAGACATTGCACTATTTCAAAGTGATATAAAACATTTATTTGTTTATAAAAACAACACCTATGTAAATGATACTGGAATAAGTACAAGAAAAGGTATTGAAACAAAATTAAATTATAATATATCTGTTATAGATTTTAAAAACTCAAATACATTTTTAATTGCTGAAGATAGTTCAGGTAATGAATTAACAAGACGTCCTAAATGGGTAAACAATTTAGAAGCATCATATAATAAAATTCAAAATACATCTTTAAAAGCAAATTGGAATTATTATGGTTCTCATATAGATGTTGATAGCGTAACTTATAATAATAAAATTATGCCTGCTGTAAGTACATTTGATTTAAGTGCTGATTACACTTTAGGTAATACAATTCTTTATGGTAAATTAAATAATATTACCGATAAAACTTATCAAAGACCCGATGGTTATTCTCAATTGGGTAGAAATTTTCTAATAGGATTTAGACAGAATTTCTAATCCAAGGATAAAAAAAAGCAGTTACTAATTCAATTTGTTTATATGTGATATTCCAAGAACATTCAATCCATTCTAATTCGTAATCATATTCTTGGAAATTGCCTGCATTATACTGAGGCTCGTTCTGTCTGTGTGTGTACATAATACTATTTATCTCTATTTAAAAATAAATAACCTATCATAAGACCATACCAAATAATAATAATAATATCTAATATTTCCATCTATTTGTTTAGTAAATCTTTTACAACATCATACCAATAGACACCACTATCTCGCAATTTGTCATTAGATGTTCTTAATTTTTCCATACGTCTTTTAAAGTATGATAATTGAATACGATTTAATTTATCAGTTTTTTCCACGTATTCGACAATATGATCTATATCAGGACAAGTAAAGTCTGGTATCTTTGGTGCTTTTTTCTTTAATTTTTTTAAACTTGGTTTTCTTTTTTTAAATAAATTACCTAACACGACCTCTCCTTATTCTTTTTGATAGTAGTTTTAATCTTTTCATTTTTTTATTATAACGTTTAGATTGACAATAGATTGAAATATACAACCACGCTAGAAATGAAAATATAACGCCAAGTATGATTAGGCCTGCGTATTTGTTAAACATTTAACCCTTTGTTGTGTCAAAGGGTGCCTAGTTACCTAGGCACCTGAAATATAGATTATTATTCTTCGTCTGTCTCATCTATTTCCTCGTCCTCATCAAAGTCGGAAATATCTGAATCAGAAGAAACACTTATAGTGTCCTCTAAGTCCCACAATAAATCGTCAATTTCAGATTGTTTTTCTTTTATAGCTTCAATTATATCTTCAGGAGTCTTTGTTTTTTTTCTGCCCATTATAACTCCTTGGTTAATTGGTAATAGTATTTATAAATAATAGTATATGTTGACAACTAAAGATTTAAATAATTTTTATATTAATGGTTATATTATACTGCCATTTACAGAAGCATTTAAATATAATTACGATAATTATAACTTCATTAAGGCTGACAATCAACCAGATGATTATGTTTATAATAATGATGTAAGAATACTTCCTATAATAGACGAATTTCGTTTATTGATAGAACAACGATATGTAAGTTTTTTTGGTTCTAATTATACAAATCTACGTAAATTGGCCGTAAATGGTTGTCATGTTAAAGCTCGCAAATGGCATGATGATAGAGATACTTGGGCATTTTTAAATATATCTTTAGTTTTTAATTTATACCTAGATGATACTAAAGAACATAATAACGGTTTTGATATTAAAACTGCAACAGAAGAATTTAATCTATTTCCTAAGAAAGGTGATTTGTTCATGTTAAATGTAAGTGATGCGTTTAAGCATAAAGGTAATATTAATACTGATAATGTAAATAGACGTGTAATGACATTTGATTATAACGTACCATCATTAGATAAAACAGCTTGACAATATGAACAAATAAGTATATTATGGAACTATACATGAAGAATATTCGTATTATTGAAAAAAATATAGACGTATCTAAAATACGTGAACAGTTAGAACAATACCCAGAAGATTGGGGTAATGCTAGTCGCTTAAAAGGTGTTGATCGTCAAGACCCTCATAGTAAACTTGTAACAGCAGATGTACTTCAATTAGTTATGGGTGGTATTTCTAAACCAGAAGAATTTATTGGTGATACAGAAATTTGTGTACCAACAGATGCAACTAAAAGACATATTGCAATTCAACAATGGTTAGCATCTAAATCATTAAAAGTAGGCCGTTGTGCTTTTTTAAATACACCTGCAGGTAAAATTACAGGTAAACATATTGATCAAGGTAATTATTATTCAACTAAAGATCGTTATCATTTATCAATTAAAGGCCTATATCGTTATACAGTTTGGGACGATGGCGATGACGATACCACTAAAGAAATTATTACAGTAGAACCAGGAGTATTCTTTTGGTTTGATAATAAGAAGAATCACATGGCTGAAAATATAGGGCCAGCAGAACGTATTGCTTTTATCTTTGATGTGCCTATGTCAGCAAACAATCCTTAAAACTCTTTAAATACAATTACAGTTGGATTATTAACACAATCTTTTGCTTTATCAGAGATTGTAGGTGTGGTCTCTTTATTATCTTTAATCGCCTTTAAATTATTATCAACAGTACAGGCCATTCTTACATTAGAACAACCTACTAAACAAAACAATAATATAATAATATAAAGATATTGTCTTAACATATTAACTAAAAGATTCACCACATCCACATGTAGATGTAGCGTTTGGATTACTGATCTCTAAAGTAGAACCAGATATATTTTCAATATAATCAATATTCATACCTATTAATTTAAACGCACTATAACGATCTATTACTAAATTATAATTCTCATCTAAAACAATGTAAGTATCTTTACTGTCTAAATCAACTGTATCAGGAAAAGACCAATCATATTTAAACCCGGCACAACCACCACCTTTAGCTTGTAAAAAAACATGACTCTTTCTGTGAATGGCCATCTGTGTAATTAAATGTGCCTTTGCTTTTTCTGTTAATGTAATGATATCGGACATATCAATATTTAGTTATATCTTTACACAACGTCATATCCGAAAGATTGATCTTGCAGTCTTTCGCCGTTACTGCTGAAAGAGTATGCTCCGATACCTTTTTTCCGGTCTCTTGTTCTATACCCAAATCCGTTATAGTTGAGACCACATTTGTTGGTGTGAAAAGAGTACTGATTAAATTAGTGCTTGTTAAACCTACACAAGAGGTACAACAAAGCAACAGAACAATAGAGTACCATTTATTCATTATCTTATTTTCGTATGATTTTTATAAGGCGGAGATGGTGTACTAAAAATATTATCCGTAGGTTGCTTGAATGAACTTAAATTAGGTCCAATACTGTTACTTGTATTTTCAACCGTTGTACAGGCCGTTATGAGACATAACAACCATAGATATTTGTACATAAGCTTATTTATTCATTATATACCAAATTCAATACAATGTCAAGTCTTTAATTTTTAGGCTTACCCCAATCAGAAGTAGGACATCTTATAGCATATCTATTATCTTTATTCAAACGATTAATTGCAAAGGTGCCTGTTTGTCTATCAAATAGATAAGAATTTCTTTCTTCATCAATATAAGAACCATTACTGTATTTCTTTGTACAATAACAACAGTCCATAGTCGTATTTTCTATAACCTTTAAATTTTGATTAGCAGAATCGTTTACAACAATTTTAACATCCTTTACGTCTATATTTCTTGGTTCTTTCTTTGGAAGAGGAGTAGAGTTTGGTTCTGGTACTGTAACCGTGACCGTCATAGTTGCAGTTGATGAACCAGCCATAGCATTAGAACATAATAATAAGAGTATAATAAGACATCTCATAACCACCATTATATATCAAACCTGGAACAATGTCAATATACCAGGGAATTTTTTGACACTAAAGATACACCAACATTTTAACAGATCCTGGAACCTCCGAGGTTTCCTATAGGAATAACATAAGGGTTTACACCAGATTAACGGCCTGTCTTAGTTGTAGTAACCATAGGTGAGTCTTTATAGATTAGCAAAAGTTCTCCAGTACTGCCTGGCCATCTTCTATCACTAAGGGTTTAGATCAATTCTGTTACCTTGAATGGTTACATCACCGCCTGCGTTCATGTTGATATCGCCTGTGGCCGTTATGTCTATATTACTGGCCAGCACACCTACATCACCGGCCGCTCTTATGTTTGCATTGCCATTTACTGTGATATCGGATGAACCTGCTATATAGACCTTGTTATTACCATCTATGATTATATAGTTGTCGCCTTTGGTAATGGCCAGTTGGTCGCCATTGGCCGTGATTTCAAGGCGAGTACCAGACCTATGGCGGATGTGTATTCTCTCGTGATCTGTAGTGTCATCAAACTCGACTATATGACCCGACTCTGATTCATATACTTGATTGTATGGATAGATTGCTCCGTAGGTACTGGCCGGCTGAGACCACTGTGAATTATAGGCCTGTATTCCTGTAACCCTAGAAGCCGCATCTGTGGCTAGACTTGGATGTGGTTTCTCACCATTGTTAACGGCCAGACGATTGGTATCTGGTTCATTTATATAACGAGGATAAACTCCATTAGGATCAAAAAAGCCCTGTGAGCTATTTGCTCCCTGTGTTGGCCTTCCTGGTAAACTACCTAATATAACCGCATCTTGACTTCTTTGGCCATCACGAAAGAAACCAAACACCCAACTTCCTTCGAGTAGTCCGGTCGCCGACTGGCCAATCCCAGATATACCACTGGCCGTAATTGGTAACATTACAGACGACCAGAATAAATCTTCAGTTGGCAGAATTGTTTTATCGGATGTGTGTGCTCCGATGATTCTTACCTTTACACGGCCGACTTTGAGAGGATCGTTTCTATCCTCAACAACACCAGTGAACCAGTAAAAACCTCCTAGGCCCATATAATTATCGTTATTCATTTCGGCCTTTCGTTATATGGCCTGATAATAACACTTCAACATACGTCATTTGTAATCATTTCCTTTTTTCTACGCAGGCCAGCTGGCCGCACCAGTAAATACCAAAATACTTACCATTTCTATATTATTCATGAGCCAGGCATGCGCTAGCATGACTTTATCTACAAATATATCTACATGGCCGCTCATAGTTTACTTTCTTCTTAAAATGCCTGGTTTACACTTACAACCTTTACACTTACATACCCTTAGTGAGAATATGCCTTGCAGTGTTCTTAATGGTGTCTTTAATATGTTGTATATCATAGTTTCATTTCCTTAGTTTCTCTCTAATATTTAGAAGGCCATTCTCTCGGTACCTGTAATATCGGCCAGCCAAATAGTCGTTATCTACATAGCCCTAAAAAATTGCGGTCTCAAAAACCCTCGGAGCGGTCGGACTCTGAGATTCTTTCAGTAGGTTTTAGATACTGAATATACCACTTGAAACGTCTGTAACCAATTTATCAACTTCGTATATATCTACGATACCTGAATTAGCCTTTTCCCTATTAATAAAAGTATCTATGGATTCTTCAGGATAAGGTCGTTTAACGCTATCTTTCATGCACTCTAAGACCATGAAGTGTTTGTTTTGTTTACGATTTAATTGGTGGCGGATAGACGTAACCAGATATCGTCCTGATAGATATGGGTCGTGATCTAATGGTTCTGAACCACCTGCCGGTTCGTAAGAAGGCATATCAAAGTTAATGATGTCGCCTGCTTGTAAACCTGTAAATCCTGGCACAGTCAATTCTAGTTTAAATGAATGTAATGCCAGTCTTTGAGATAATCGTTTTTGTAATATCTCTTTCATATCAGGATTGTATAAAGGTTTATCACCTGAGTAATGTGTGTCTGATGTTTGCGACCATAGATATAATGTGGATTCAGGATAATCAGATAATGTTTGTCCTTCTCTTATATAAAACGGCAAGATACCTTGATTGTTTGTTCTTACTCCATCTTTGCCTGTTTCTAAATGAAATAAATTGGCGTATTCATCATGATAACTAAAATCAGTTTCTTCGTATGTTTTGTTAAGTTGATCATGTGTAATGAGTTTAGATGCAAATATACCATTTCTTAAATTCTTCAATGTATCAAATTGATTTACTATTCTATATTCTATTGCGATTTGCATTTCGTTCTTAATGTCTTTTTCACCGCCTTGATTTACATTGGCCGGTTTAGGTCTAAATCTTGCTAAGGCAGGTCGTGCCGTATTGCCTTCTATTGCCATCATTGATTCTAATGATCTGTAATTAAAACCTGATGATGTTTCATAGAAGTAATAACCTGCACCTTCAAATTTTGTACTTCGTGTTTGTAAAGACAATGTATCAATAGCATCAAAAGGTCTTATTCTAGGAAATACGTGTTTATGTAATCCCCATGATGGTTCAAAATAAAAATCTTTTACTGACGCCAAGAAATCTTCATTTTTAGTTATATTAGCGACCATATTTGAATAAGATTCTGTTTGTGCATTACTTACTACAACTAATTCGTTTGTCATCATTTCTTTACTACAAAAATGTAATAGATATGCCTGCGCTCTTGGTGCAATATTTGCTCTATTTTCTATTTTGTAAATGTACATTGGATTGCCTGATTTAGATGTGAAATCGTAACCTTTTGATAGTGATGGTGTAAAGAATTTAAACTCTAGGCGTTCATTACCTGTTAACGGCAATTTACCTATTACGTTGTTTGCATCTACAACTAATATACTGCCTGATAATGTTTTATTAAATATACTTTCATAAATGTTTAAATCTACAACCATTGTATCAATACCTATAGAATCAGGTTCACTATCTCCTTGTTTACTGCGATATGAAATTAATCTTACATCTGAAAGATAATATGCACCAGGTTTTTTTATTGAACTGGCATCAAGTGTATTATATATACTCATTTTATTCTGCCATCAAGTTTTCAAATTCTTCCAATAATATAGTTAAGTATGCTGGATTTAATAATTTGATTTGTCTCTTTTGATCTTGTATTCTTTGTTCGTATTCTCTATTAGATACTGATACTGCAAAAGGTGTGCCCTCATTAACTTCTATCTTATGTGAATAATCACTAGGCCCATTACTTGATATGTTACCACTTGATTGATCAATTTCATAATGATGTATTGCATCTGGATTATTATATTTGTCATTTACATATTGTTCAAATTCATAAGTTGTTAATGGCCATCCATAATATCTATCTGTAATATTATTTGTCATTAAAATTACCCAATGATAATAAGAACTACCAAAATGTTTTAATGATGTTATCTCTGGTGTTTCTCCTTCTGGTACATCATATAGATCATATAAACTTGCTTGATCTAAAATCTTTGATCTGACTTTAACTCTACGCATTAAGTTAGTAACTAGTTTTTCATTACCATCACCTTTTAGATCATATAAACCTTTTGGAAAATATGTAAAATACATATTAGAATCCTGAGTTTATTGTTTGTTTAGTCATAATCTCTGTCTCAGCAAATTTTAAAGTCATTTTAGTATAAATTGGGGCAGCACCAAAAGCATCAGAAGCAAAAGTACTGAATACTCCTTCATCTCCATGTTGTAAGTCCATAGATTTCAATACACACTTACTAATTTTAGGAATATATGAGTTTCTATTTTCCATATACATATAAGTTATTTGAAATTGTGATGGCACTATAAAATCATTACCTGCACCAATTTCTGGGTGCATGTGATATTTAAATTTCTGTATTATCTTTTGTGCGCTTTCTAATTCTTTTTTATTCTTTGGTGCAAATTCGAATGTGTAATCAAATTCTCTCATTGGTACACCTTTGAACACCATTTCTAAATTAGGATTAATTGCTCTACCTGTTACCTTTTGTACTACTGCCTTTAAATCTCCTGCACCCGGTACTATCGCAAGAGCCATACTTGCTAATTCCATTCCGAGTTTACCAACTACATTTGGTATTCTCATTAAATCTGATAATGATCCTATTCCTGCAAGATCAGCTAAAAATCCTCCTTCTACTCCTTCATGTGAAACATTATAACTTGTTTTTAATCCTGGCGGCGTATATAAAATTAATGTATCACAAACTCTACTGTGTCTATCGCCTACATAACCAGCATTAATACCTGATGATGCTTTAACTACTCGTGCTTGAGCAGCTTCCTTACTTCTAGTATTCTTATATGTCCCCATTTTATTTTCTAATAAACCTGCAGGATCTGCTACGGGATCTTTACCTAAAGATTTTGCAATTGCATTAGCACCTTTTTTCATACTATTAAAAATTTGACCATAAGCTGTATCAGTTTCTAATATATCAAATATCATATAATGACCTGTGCCTAAATTTTGTACATTTTCAGGATACCATGCCGTTCCATATTCATAAGGATTGGATTTCATGTGAGAAACAGGACTTGTATCATTTGCTATTTCTAATGGTGATTTGTTTAATATCTTGGCAGCAGCAGCATTTTGTGCCATACCATTTTTTGCTTTATCAAATAAACTACCAGCAATACCACCTGCTATACCTACTAATCCGCCTCCTGTAAGATTGCCTAAGTTTTTTTGTACTATATCTGATATACCCATAGTTGATAAATACCTTTATGATTAATAGTAATATTTATATGTGATATGGTAAAGAGTTATAAAGGAATATACAAACCAATCAACCCTAAAAAATATATTGGAGATCCAAATAGAATAGTCTATCGTTCCATGCTTGAACGCAGAATGATGGTTTATTTAGATAAAAATGATCAAATTGAATTTTGGGCAAGTGAAGAAGTACCTATTGTTTATCGTTCACCTATTGATTATCGTATTCATAGATATTTTCCTGATTTTATTTTCAAGTTAAAAACTGGTAAAAAATATATGGTTGAGATTAAACCTTATAAACAATGTTTTCCACCAAAAACACCTAAGAAAAAAACAAACTACTTTCTAAAAGAACAATTAGAATATATTAAAAATCAAGCTAAATGGACAGCGGCCAAAACCTATTGTGAAGGTAATGATTTAGAATTTAAAATCTTCACTGAAAAAGATATAGGTGTCTATAATTAGACATAAATATAGTAAATGGTTAGTATTTTAGATAAACTGGTTAGTAAACAAGGCGACACTACAAAATCAGCTGCATGGTATAAAAATTCTATTGCATCTATTGCTGATAAAATTAGTGCTAACAAGTTGATGGCACAAGGTAAATTGACACCAAGACCGAATGTTGGTTCATTGAATATGTTTTTTTATGATCCAAAATATAAAAAAACTTTACCTTATTATGATACTTTTCCATTAGTATTACCATTAGAAGTAATACCAGGAGGCTTCAGTGGATTAAACTTTCACTATTTACCACCTGTACTGAGATTAAGGTTATTAGAAAATATGCAACGTTGGGCTACAAACAATAAATTAGATTCGACTACAAAATTTGACGTTAGTTGGCGTAGAGTTAAAACTATTCCATTAGTTAAGCCGACTATCAAAAAATATTTGTATAAACATGTTCGATCAAACTTTTTAAAGATTGATGCTCAAGCAGCAGCTATTGCATGTTATTTACCAGTTCAAAGATTTGTTGGTGCATCCGATACAGGAGTTTATCGTGCATCTAGGAGTATGATTTAATGGCAATATTAAGAGGCGGTGTTCGTATTGGTGGTTTTGATATCAGATTAGGTATTCCTAGAGATAGATCATTAGACAACGTTGAATCAGATCCACGTTTTAGACACCAGGCAGGTGCCAATCCAGAAACTACTATTGGCCGTTTTCTATCTTATGTTAATGAGGCAGAAGGATTTGCTCGTAAAGCCAGATTTTATGTTGAATTTAATTTACCAAAAGGAAATTCAGGTGGTTTATTGGGTAGTTTGCAAGGCATAGATGATTTAAGTCAGGTTGGTATTTCAAATTCAACACAAGAATCAGAACTTACATTTAAAAATTCATCAACAATGAATTCCGTACAAACAACAAATGGTCGTAGAGTGAGAGCATTCTGTTCTGCTATTGCTATGCCTGATAGAGACATACAAACAAAAGAAATTAGACATCATGGGCCAGCATATAAGATTGCATTTGACCACAAATCAGCAGATATTCAAGCAACATTCTATTGTGATAAGTTTTTAAGAGAAAGATCTTATTTTGAATTATGGCAATCGGCTATCTATAGTAATCAATCTAACAATTATAATTTTTATGATAATTATGTATCTGATGTTAACATTTATCAACTAGGGCAATTTGCAAGTCGTAATGAAAGAGATGATATAACTTATGCTGTTCAATTGTATGATGTATTTCCTAAAATTATTGGACCGGTTGAATACAATTACGAAGCAAATGCTGTTCAAACATTTACAGTTACATTTACATTTAGATATTGGATTAATTACTTCTTAGATAAAGCAGGTGAAATTACTGTAGGCAATCCAGCATTTAGAGATGTTTCGGTTAAAAGTGGATATGGTGCTTTTGGAGGCATTCTAAATAATCTACCACCAGAATTAAGACGTGCTGGTATAGATGTATTAGAAGGATTAAAAAGACGTATTCCAATTGGGGGTATTACAGGTGGTAGAGTATTCCCTCCATTCGGCAGTTTACCACCACTTAATTTATAATATAAAAGGAGTTAATTATGGCGTTACCAAGAGTTGATGTGCCAACGTATGAATTGACGTTACCATCAGAAGATAAAAAAATCAAATACAGACCATTTCTTGTTAAAGAAGAAAAAATACTGTTTATAGCACTTGAAACAGGTGATAATAAACAAATGGTTAATGCTTTAAAAGAAGTTATTAATGCTTGTACATTTGATATATTAAAAATAGAACAATTACCAATATTTGATGTTGAGTATATCTTTTTAAATATTCGTGCAAAATCTGTATCAGAGATTGCTAGATTTAAAACTATATGTCCTGATGATGGTAAAACTTATGCTGAAGCTGAAGTTGATTTAACTAAAGTTGAAGTTCAAGTTGATGATGATCATACTAATAAAATAATAGTTGATGAAAAAAGAAACTTGGGTTTAGTATTAAGATATCCTACGTTAAATAATTATGATGTGGGTAAAGGTATAGAAACATTAGAAATTGATAAAGTATTTACTATCTTAATAGATTGTATTGATCATATTTTTGAAGGAGAAAAGATATATCCTGCAAAAGATAGCACAAAAACTGAATTAAAAGAATTTATTGATTCTTTACCACCAGAATCATTTAATAAAATTAAAAAATTCTTTGAAACTATGCCTAAATTGAAACATGATGTTGAAGTAATCAACCCTAAAACAAATGTAACAAATAAAGTTACTTTATCAGGAATAGCAGATTTTTTCGAATTGGCCTCGCCCACAATACGCTAGAGGCCTACTTTGAAACCAATTTTGCGCTGATGCAACATCATAAATATTCATTAACTGAGATTGAAAATATGTTGCCATGGGAACGTGATATATATGTTGCGTTGTTGGTTAATTATATTAAAGAAGAAAACGATAGAAAACAAAGGGAGAAATAAGTAATGAGTAAATATAAAGAAGATATAAAAGGATTATGGCGACCACTTATGGGTTGGTTGTATCTATTTGTTTGTTTATGTGATTTTGTGTTGTTTCCTATTTTATGGAATGTAGCACAAGCAACTTATTTAAAACATATAGTATTTACTCAATGGGCACCTTTAACATTACAAGGTGCGGGTTTCTTTCATATTGCTATGGGTGCTGTATTAGGTATTACTTCGTACGGTCGTACTAAAGAAAAGATTAATACTGAAAATAGTCAATCATTAACAGAAGAAACAAAATAATTAAATGGCCGATTTCTTAGACGATTCAAATAAACTGGTTGGTGCATTAGGTTCTACATTTGTTAAAAAGATTGACAAAATGCAGGCCAAACAAGAAGCTACACAACAAGATGTTGTTGAAGTAAAACAAACATTACCAAAATATAATCTTGAAGTTGTCCAAGGAATTAAAAAACTTGCTGAATCTCAAAATAAAAATATTGGTACAAAAGAAATAGTTGATTTAGGTAAATCTATGTTAAAAGCAGTTACTGGTGAAATAAACAATATAACTCAAGCGGCTTTTAAAGAATTTTTACCTATTGAATCTGAATTAAAAAATATAATAAGTCTATTACAATCTAGTGATGATGAAAATAAAGATAAAGGAATGGAAAAACTTGAAGCTATGAAATCTGTTGGTTTGGATATCAAATCTTTCAGTGAAGAATTAAGTTCAAGTATTGATAGACTATCAGAATTATATAACAAAAATAAAATTGATAAAGAAAATAAGAAAAAAGAATTACTAATAGAAAGAGATATATTAAGAGAACGTGGTATCAATACTTATCTTGATGAAAAAAATCAAAAATTAGAAATTAAAACATTTGAACAAGAAAGAATAGAAAAATTACAAATATTAGCAGAAGAAAAAAGATTAAAATTAGAAGAAAAACAATTAAATAGAGAAATAAAAGAAGCAAAAGGAAAAGATTTCATACATGATACAACACAAGAAAGACTTATTAATAAAGAAAAACAACTTACAGAAGATCAAAAGAAATTACAAGATAGAAAAGAAAAAGCTGGCATGTTGTCAGGCAGAGATAATGAACAGGGGCCTTTTGCTCAAACAATAGGTGCCGCATATAATCAATTCCGTTTAATGGGTAAAGAGATATTTGGATTTGGTAAAAGTATAATTGGAGTAGGTAAATCTGCTTTTGGATTTGTAGGTAGTATTGGTAGTAGTTTTAAAAGTTTAGGTTCTAGTTTATCTTCTTTTACAAAAACAACGGAAAGTTCTGGTAAAAGTACAGGTATTTTTGGTAATATTATGAAAGTAACTATTATTCCTATTTTAGCATTTTTGGGTTCTATGATAATGAGTTTAATATCAACTATAATAAGTGCTGTATCAAGTATAATGGGCGCAATAGGTAGAATTGGTGGTAGTATTGGTAGAATGTTATTTGGTGCAGGAGAAACTGCTGTTGGAGCTGCAGGTGCAGGAACAGCGGTTGCAGGTGGTGTTGCTGTAGGAGGTGCAGCTGCAACTGTTGCTGCTACAGGCGTTGCTAAAACAGAAGAAGGTAAGAAATTAGCAAATCAAGTAAATGAAGAAACCCAACAAACTGGTTTTAGTATGACTGGTGCAATGGATGGCGATCTTGCAATGGGCACATTACTTGCAAATCCTGAAACTATAAAACCTTTGTCTGATAAAAAAGGTTTACCTAAACCTAAACAAAATGTTGATTTAAATAAATTAAGTGTTGATAATATGAGTGGTAAAGAAGCAGGAGATAATAATAATGTTGTTCTTGCACCTAATAACGTGGTCAATAATACTAATCAATCTACTGTGATGGGTATGCCACCTATAAATCAAGATCGTTCTTTTATTAATTTAAATGCACCTGCGATAGCAATTTAAATATGGTGGCCATTTCTGACCACCATTAAAGTACTAGTAGAGAGAGATTCTACTCGTCATCTGCCAATTTACTAAAGTAAGACAACGTATCGTCATCATCACTAGCAGATTGAGTAGTGGTTTTACCATTACTTTTTACTGAACCATTTGTTTTTGCCTTAGAGAGATCAGCACTTTCAACTGTTTCGGTATTTCTAGTTCCCGTAATTACCCTATTCAGTTTCTCTTTGAGTTCATCATAGGTCTTAAAATTACTAGGGGCCAAGAAAGGCGTTAGAGGGTACTGTTTAGACCAAATTGCTTTGATGCTTTCATCAGTATCAGCAATTGCCTTAACAGGCTCAAATTCAGATTTGTCATAGTTCCAATAACCATCAACTTTTCTAATTTTCAGTTTAAAGTTTGCACCTTTCCAAAAATCAAATGGGTTAATTGGTTGTTCATCTTCAAATGCTGGTTGCATTGCTTCTGTAATCTTATCAAATATCTTTTTACCGAATTTGAATATGAATACTTTACCTTCGTTTGCTGGATAAGCAGGATCACTAACAACTAATATGTTAGAGAAATAAGATAATTTTCTTTTTCTTTTTCTTGCTATTTCTTTATCAGATTCAACACCTGAATTCCATAGTCTAGTATTTTCTTCACTAACAGGATCTTTATGATTAAGAGTTGTTAATGAGTTCTCAATATACCAACCACCTTTATCTTGAAAGGCATGAGACCAAACTCTTACCCATGGCATTTCTTCTTTTTCAGAAGCAGGTAGAAAACGAATAACGGCATAACCACTACCAGTTTTATCTAGTTCAGGTTTCCATATTCTGTCGTCTGTATATTTGTCTTTTGATTTATTAATATCCTCAGGATTGAGGTTAGCTTCTAATGCTTTGGTAAGTTTATCAAAGTTAGAATGACTAGTTTTTAATGTATTAAAGTCCATTGTATTCTCCGTATGTTTGTATTTGTGTTAGCTGTATAATCGCTATCATTATTATTTATATGACTTTTTCTTTTTAGTTGCCCATTCCTTAACAGTCATACCTTTAAGGTTTGGCGTTCTTGCTTTATCTCTTAAATTGATCAATTTACCAATTAAATAATTTAATATTCTGATATACATATTTCAAATATATCACAATTTTAATGTGATGTCAAGTACTATTTAAAAATATCTTTTATTATAATTACCCAGAAAGCAATGAGTAAAATTATAAAACTAAAAGTTATTAATGTTTCTATTATCATATTATTTCATTAAATGTAATTCAGGCCAATGATCTATATTAAATGAGTTCTTACTCTTTTCATCTGTCAATGCAGGCATGAATTTAATTGCTGTAGCATCTTCTACTGCTTTTACACTAGTTGAATACTTCAATAAGTCAACAACAGGCAATGCTGTATTGGGGAATATAAATGCAATAGATTCACCTGTATTCTTATCTATAATAACTTTCCATATTTTATCAGGTACACCTACTTTATTATCACCTATTGTTTTACTATTTCTACTGTAAATAGTTCCACTTACAACATAGATGTCCATTCCTTTTAATGACCATTCTCTAATAAAAGTTTCTAATTGTTTCCAAATACCTCTGTTATTGTTTGGTTCTTGTGGCACCATATTAGAAAGAAAAAAACTTTCACTCATAATCTTATCGTTTTGAGTATTATTACCTGCAGGTGCTAAATGACCTCTATCATAAGGGTGGCCTTTATAATCAGATAATAATGATTGATGTTCTTTTTTGATTTCAGGATCTGGTCTAAAATCATCTTGTCTTTTTGCATGACCAGATACAGATTGTTTTGTTACATGTTCAACAACATATTCTGCTGTTCTTGTGTCATATCTATAATGTATTGCATAATTAGTTTTACATAGATACTGGTCATCTGATTTAATGGCACTCACTGGTGCGCCTTTGTAAGCGTGTTGTGGGCATTTGTCGTCTATAGGATTGGCCAACACCACACTTGTTAACAACCATAATGTTATTAATATATTTTTAATCATGTCTTATAATATATCATTATTTTAAAATATTGTCAAGTGTTTTATAATCTATATATGTTAAGTTATTTATTGATTTCCAAACATATAATGGTTTATTCGTTGCTTTATTATTAATACTTTCATTTACTTTATAGAAATTAATGTTAGGGTTTTCTTCAAACAATATCTTCCATTGTAATATCCAATTTTCTGCTCGTGTTGCTGAATGTTCAGATATAACATAATGTTTAGTATTCTTGTATATGTTATTAACAAATGAATTATCACTTATTAAATCATGTCCTATTAGATAAACATTTTTAGGTTTATCTTGTTTAGTTGCAATATAGCCTGAAGTAGGACCAGCGGCCCAACCAATATCTATATTATTAGGCATAATTTCGTTTATATTATGTGCCTTATCATTATCTTTTACCCAACTAACAGCTAGTTGATTTGAATTAATATTCTTTTCTTCTATTCTTTTGTCTTTATGTAAAATTTTTACTAAGCCAGATAAATTGGCACCGTGCATAACAAATTCTTTTTCATCAATTCTTTTATTTTCTGTTTTAACGTGCCATTTGTTTAATTCATCTATATCAATTTTTGATAGGCCTGCATAAACCAAATCTTCATACATAAAATCAGGACATTTAGTCCAATCTCTAAACCATGTTTCATTATCATAACAATAACCACTATGATATATCTCGTGCATAATACCATGATCTACTGATACTAATACATCTGGTACAAAATCTCTATAGATTGCATTACAACCATATACTTTACCATAAGGTTTTAACTTGTTAAGATCAAAACCTTTTCTACTTTCACCATTACCTATTAGAAATACATTAGATGACATGTTTTAGCCAATTGTAAATTGCTATCAGTGCTAATAGTAAAAAATATGATTGTTGAAGTGAACGAGCTTTATCTTTGTCTTGTATTGCAATATATAACCATGTTGATATTGAAAATAAACATATTATCCACCCCAACCACTGCAATGAAATTATAGCACTAGCATGTATAGTAGCAGCTATCATACCAAGTAAACAAGCAATCCATCTAATCATTTTACAAATACTTCTTTCAATATTAATTTCGCTGTCGTTGGATTATATTTAACAAACTGTGTATATTTCTTTATTCTTTTTGAATGTATTGGCCAAACTACTTTTTCAGTAATTTCTTTATCCCAACGTTTACTATATGATAAAATTTCGTTAAATACAACCGCACTTTCGTAAGATATATTTTTTGATAGAACCAATTGAAAAAACCTAGGATGCTGTCCACCAAAAGAGTTAAAACCATCATCAAAAGAAAGGCGCTTAACATTGAAGTCATTAGCAATATACACACAATCACTTCTAAAATGGTATTCAAAAGCGTCATTACGTTTTCTCCAATCAAGGTAAATATCCGTGCCATCATTTCTAGTTAAATCTCCTACCCATTTATTACTATCAGTAAGAAAATTAGAAACAAAAAAGTCCAATATATCATCTTTATTGTATTTGGTTCCAAGCTTGTGAAAAAAATATCTAGCATTGTTTTTAGTAAATGTTTCTAGTTTACAGTTAACTTTCCCTTCATATTTATGATAGTCATAACTATCTGTGGTAAAATGTAGTTTAACTGCCAAATATATTTTATATACATCAAATCCATTTACCATATATCATACCGGCAACTGGCCAGTTTTTGGAAGATAATTTAAGTTTTGTGCTTCTATAGCAATCTTATCTTTTAGAGTCTTTGTTAATAGAGGTGCAACTGTTGAAGGATCTATATCATTTTGTTCACAATATAAAAGTACGGCATCCATGTGAGAGATACCTTTTCTCTCTTTTACTATCTGTTCTATTTGTAAAGAAAATTCTTTTGAGTTCATAATATATTATATCATATATTATGAAAGATGTCAAGTATTATTTAAATAAAGATGTGATTCCTAATAAAACAAAAAGTATTATCATTATTAACATAAATTTAAATGCTATATTTTCTTTACGATCAATTTCAGGTGATGCTTTTAATAATGTAAATTGTGTATTATCTGAACGTATAACACCTATAATTGATAATGCTAATAGTATTAATATAGTTGTAATAATAATTGTTCTTATCATTTATATCTCGTCTTTTCTAACTAATATATCGTGTTTTTCTGTGTAACCAAAACCAAAGTCAATATTCTTATTAATATTCAGTTTATCTTTTAAATAATCTATAAAAGATTGACCTGATAAAAGATGGCCAGGTTTCTTATCAACTTGACCACCTTTTTTAGTATCAGATAACCATTTATTTTCACAAGGGTTATATGGAAACATATTACTTACCGTTCTTTAGATTTGGATAAAATGCTTTTACTGTATTTTGATATACTTCAGCATAAGGTTTTACCCATTCTTGAGCCTTTTGTATGTTCTCTTGCGTTTGTTTAATAACATCACCGTTAGTAACAAATTCATTGAATTGTTTTGCAATTTCAATAATATCTGTTGGTGTAACAGTTGGTGCTTTAAACTCTTGCACTATTTGATCGCCGTCTTTTTTGATTGAGTATTCATACTCTTTTACTTGAGCTTGAAAATTAAAATCAACGATATCTTTCGCTAATCCTAATAAGTCTGATCGGATTTCATATCCGTTTTTTGATGTTGTTGCCATTGTTTTCTCCTTTGTGTGTGTTAATAGCACTTCTATTTATAAGACTAAACACCCTATTGTATCTAGTCTATATAAATTTTTTAATTACTTTTTTACTGGTGCAACTGGCTGCGTAACAGCAGGTTTTACTGGTGTTACATCTACTTTTTTAGAAGGTTTTACTAATGTATAAAATCCTACTATTAAAACAAATAGTGCTACTACAGCAATTGCTATATTTCTATACGTAAACATGTTTATTCCTTTTCTAGTTAATGTATATTATATTATATACTAATTTGATTGATTTGTCAAGCGGCCTACTTCTGTTGCCACGTGTAGGCCAACGCCGTTACCTATTACTAGGCAGCAAGAGCATAACTTTCGTTAGCGTCTGTAATTTGATAGAACGATATCAGCGATTTAACTCCAAATAGGTTTACTTAGTAGTCGATTCTAGTTTCCACCCCTTATATTTCATTATATAAATGGTGGAGTGGCAGGGTACCGCCCCCTGGTC